TTCAGTTTGAGCTTGATGAGGAATTCAATGAGACTATCAAGTCTCGTTTCAGAGACGAGTTCAGCTACGCTTCGTTTTCCGAGGGTGAGAAAATGCGCATCAACCTTGCTATCCTGTTTACATGGCGTGCTGTGGCTAAGTTGCGTAATTCTCTCAGCACTAACCTGCTTATTATGGATGAGGTATTTGACTCTTCTCTAGATTCAAACGGCACAGATGAGTTCCTAAAGATAATAAAGAACTTGACTTCTGACACAAATACGTTCATAATAAGTCATAAGGGCGATCAGCTATTCGACAAATTCGAAACTGTTCTCAAGTTCGAAAAAAAACAAAACTTTTCTAAGGTGGCTGCATGATTGTACAATTAGAACAAGATCCTGTAACAGGTGAACTTATTATGCCTATTCCAACAGAGCTTCTTTCGCAGATGGGTTGGATTGAAGGAACTGAATTATTTTGGATAGATAATGAAGATGGCACATATAGCCTAAAGGAAAAGAAAAATGAATCTAGTGAAGAGCAACGACCCTATTCTACAGTCGAAACTTGAAGAGTTTAATTTTATATCTCCACCAACTGATCCTATCGAACTTGCAAAAGATATGGTCAAATTTATGTATGAAAACAATGGTGTTGGACTCGCGGCAAACCAAGTAGGTCTTCCTTATAGAATGTTTGTTATGCGAGGTCATCCAGAAAATTTTGCTTGTTTTAATCCAAGAGTAGTCTATCAAAGTGATGAACAAATTTCTTTAGACGAGTCTTGTTTGAGTTTTCCTGGTCTTGTTGTTAAAGTTAAAAGACCGAAGTCGATTCGTGTTCGTTTTATGACTCCTAATTCGGACACTCTTACAAAACAATTTGAAGGTATGTCTGCAAGAATATTTCTTCATGAAATGGACCATTTGAATGGCATATTGTTTTATAATCAAGCAAACAAATATCACAAAGAAATTGCCATGAAAAAATGGAAACGTGGTGAATTTTCTACTATTAAAATCAATCCTATTGGAGAGTATGGTGAACATATTTTACGTTGATGAAGACCCAGTAGTTGCTGCTCAATCTCTTGTAGACAAACACGTTGTCAAAATGATTTTAGAGAGTGCGCAGTTGTTATCGACCGCACATCGTGTTCTTGATGGTGAGTTAGTAAATGGTCTTAGAATTGATATTAAAACAGGTAAATCACGTAAATGTAAAGCATGGGTTCTTCCGGATGCTCGTGAAAATGTTATGTACGCAGCAACTCATATGAATCATCCGTCAGCTGTTTGGTGCCGTCAATCCGTAGAAAACTATCTATGGCTTGTCGAGCACTTTTTTGGTTTGATGAACGAGTATATTCATAGATACAAAAAAATACACAAATGTAATGGCGAGTTGTCGTATATGCTTCAGTCGCCGCCTCTTAAATTAAAAGAATATGATATGACTCCTATGCCTTCTTGTATGGCAGATGAGTATATTATCTCAAAAGATCCCTTGACAAATTATCGAAACTATTATAGAATAGGAAAGTTAAAACTTCATAAATGGACTAACAGACAACCTCCGGAGTGGATCAATGGGTAGATTTGAATGGGACTGGTTTATTGGATGGACCTGTGCGACAGTAATGGTTCTAGGCGTTGTAACAGTAATATATCTTGGAACTACAGATAACAATCAAAGATATTATGCATCAATGGATAAATGCACTGCCGCTGGTGGATCTTTTATTCCTCAAAGTCGTGGTGATGCAATTTGTATTATGGGAATGAAGCAATGAGCAGAGTTGCTGACAGAATGGCTGAACTTATGAAGCCAATTGATCAACAGATTATGATGTGTGATACAGAAAATGATATTTTGATGCTTGCATGTGCTATGCTACAGAGAGTAACAGAAATGCTTGATCCTATCATGACGATTGAGGGTCGTAAAGAACTTTTAAAGGGATTGACTAAATGAGTTTTTATACAGATGTTAGGGATTTCCATGAGGCATTCGGTCAGCGTATTGGCGATGTCCCAGGATTTCCTGATGACGATGAACGCAAGCTTAGAATAAAGCTTCTTAGAGAAGAATTTCGTGAATACTTGGATGGAGAATCGTTCAATGATATTATTGAAGTTGCTGATGCACTCGCTGATATTATTTACATTGCTTGTGGCACTGCCGTTTCTTACGGCATTCCTTTGGACGATGTTTTTGCTGAGGTGCATCGAAGCAATATGGCAAAACTTGTCGATGGCAAGGTGATTCGCCGCGAAGATGGTAAGGTTCAAAAGCCAGAAGGTTGGACTCCGCCAGATATTAAAAGCATTTTAGATAAAGCGCATACAAAATATATTTGTAAAATTGCTTCAATTACGCTATAATATCTCGATATATAATGATGTAATGTTTTTTGTGGAGAACTACTATGGTTGAAGTGCTTGTACGCCAACAAATTGAATCCGAAAAAATTCTTGGTAAATTTATCAGCAATGATTATTATGATAGAGTAATCGAATCTGATTGCGACCTTTATGCTTGGAACCAAACAGATATTAATGATGAGACAAATATCATTTTTAAATTTCGTAAAAATGTTTTCACTAAAGAAGAGCAAGATTCAGCATATGCTGGTCTTCGCGAGGCAGCAACAGAATCACAAAATCGTGGTTTAGCGGCAGGACCTCGTGGTGCTCAATTAGGTCAAGAAGGACGAGGTAATCGCGATTGGGTTACAGCTGAACAAGAAGAAATTCTAGAATATCTTTCTCGCCCTAACCATCCTATGGTCGAACATGCAGAAAAACGAACAATAGATTCAATCAAGCAAAAATATAAACATAATTCAAAAGAAGAAACTCGCGGTAGAGTTTGGTTACGTTCAGAAGTCGTAAAGGTTTATCCTGAGTATCACGGTTGGTTTGAACATTGGTTGACTGGAGTAAAAGTTCTTTCTCGCGATGAGCAAATTAAAGAAGCTGATAATATCAACAATTTTATTTCAGAAACAAACTACGCTCAGTCTGTAATGTCTGGTATTGCTGGATACTTTGATCGTTATCCTCGTATACCATATGGTCGTGAAACTTCGTACACTGAAAAGAACCGTGAGAAGTTTGCCCTTTGTTATCCTTATCTTCATAAGCTTAATTCTCAGTTTCGCGAATTGATTCCTAATAGATGGAAGGCTCAGAATGAACAAGCAAACAAGCTTGACTCAAGATTTCGTATTGATGGCACTGTCTTCACTACACTTACTGTTAATCACAACTGGCGGACTGCCTGTCATCGCGACGCAGGTGACCTCACTACTGGCTTCAGCAATATTTGTGGTGTTACTGGTCCAGAAGGTAAGGGTTGGCGAGGTGGTCAGTTTATTCTTCCTGAGTACAGGATTGCTATTAACCTCCAGCCTGGTGATATGCTTCTTGTAAACAATCATGAGGGTATACACGGTAATGATGAATTAATTGGTGATGATAATGATCGTATGACCATTGTTGCTTATTTCCGCGAAAAGATGCTCGAACTTAAATCATGGGAATATGAGAATCTGCGCAAGCAATATATTGACGAACGTCGTCAAAATAAAGATCACAAGTTTTGGCGTTATCTTTGGAATGGTGTTTCCGAAGGTATGTGGAAACAACAGGAGTGGTATGATTATATGAAAAAGCACAATATGAACGATCCATATGCTGAAGAAGAAGCAGCCACTTTATATTGAAATGGAAACAAATATGACTGACAATTATGCAAAATATAAAGGCTATTATGTTAGACCAAATTTGAACGTTGATAAAGAAATGATAAATCAATGTTTAAGTAATTACAAAGATTTTGATCTAACTCCTGACAGTGTTGTTATGGATTGGGGTATGAATATTGGTGGATTTGGTAAAATGTCATTGGACAAATCCATAAAAAAATACATTGGTGTTGAGTGTCATCCTGAAAACTTCAAACTATGTCATATGAATTTAATTTCATATCCAAATGCACACTTGATTAATGCTGCTGTTACGAATGAAAATTTGGAATCAATTGAACTGTATTCAACTAATAGTAAACAGAATTTTTGTTCTGGTACGATAAATTTGAAAAATGAATTTGCTAAACGATTGAGGAAAAACGTAATAACAGTTCCTGTAATAAATGCTGATTCGTTGATTGAGGATTACCAACCAACTCATTTGAAGTGTGATATAGAAGGTGAGGAATATCGTATTCTTGATAGCTGGAAGTGGATTATTCCTGAATGCATAAAACAGATAGCAATTGAGTATCATTGGGAAAATGAGATATTGACTTATGCTGAAAATAGAGCTACAATACTATCTCAAGGTTTTACTCCAGTGTATGAAGATCTAAATTATGTAAAAGGAAAAGATAAAACTTTTATGTTTTTGGGTGAAGAAATTAATTATAGAAATATTTGGGGGTTGGATTGTTTATACAAAAGGAATTGAGTTATAAGCATACAAAAAATAAGTCTATTCCTTTTGTAGATTGGAGAATGCCACAAAACAGAAAAGAAGGATTTCTAACTTGGTTGGATTGGCGCTTAACATATAACGATTTGGATCATTATATGATAGCAAATACATATAGAGATTCTATCAAATCACCAACCAAACAACCAATGACAGAAGAGCAAGCTTTATGGTATTGTTTGATATATGGTTGCACATATCAAACAGAAATGGCTTGGGTAATATATTACAATTTTCCTGATTTTTGGAATATTGATTTAGAAAAAATGGAAAAATGGAATGTCGATAATTTAGATCGACAAAGATATGCTAAAGATACCAAATACAACAAAGGTCGGATTGTAGAACAAGTTAAATCAATGCAAAATATTATTGGTCCTTACGGATCTATAAAAAAGTGGATTGAGAACTTTTTGGTAGACGATGAGCATAAATCTTTTGAAAATATGTTTAATGAATCTCTAAACATCTATAAGTATGGTAGAATGACTTCTTGGTTGTTCAATCAGGCGTTGTTTGAAACAGGCAACATAAAATTAAAACCAAACAGTATGTTAGCATCAGATCCATCTAACTGGAGTGTTAGATCTGGATTATGTTATCTTTACAACAGAGATGATATCATTGAAGCTAAGACTGATCATAAAATGTCTAGTCGTGATCTAGAATTTATTATACAATGTGAACAAGAATTGTATGCAGAAGCATTTGATAATATATCAGATCATAACAGAGCTATATTTTCCAACTTTCTTTTAGAGTCTCATTTGTGTCAGTATAAAAAATTAATGCTCGGTGGAGATTATGCAGGTCATTCTTCGGGCGATCATTTTACTCGTGCGTCATATTTAAAAGATAAATGGAGCGAAGTGGATTTCAATGCATTTTTTGAAGATTCTATTCTAAATCACCATCCTTTGGTTAGAGGTAAACAGGAGAGTAAAGCTTTAAGAAATTTATGCAAAGAAACAGGTCAACTTATAAACATGCATATGGAATATCCTTTCTTACCTGATATGTATCTTGAGTTAGATATAACTCCTGATCTTTTAAAAGATAAAGGAAACGATTCCGTAATTATGAAAAGTATCGATAGCTATACTAACAACAGTGTGTCGCTTTTCGATTTCACTTAAAATGGAGAAAATAATGTCAAAGAAAATCCGCGTAGCCGTTATTGGCGTAGGTAACTGTTTTTCATCTCTCTATCAAGGTCTTGAATATTACAAGGACCATGATGAAGATATTCTTCCGGGTATTATGTTTAGTCGTATTGGTGGATATCATCCAGCCGATATTCAAATTGTAGCAGCGTTTGATGTTGATCGCCGTAAGGTTGGTCGACCTGTTGGTGAAGCTATTTTTGCAAAGCCTAATTGCGCTCGTGTATTTTGTGAAGATGTTCCTGATGGACCTGTTGTTCAAATGGGTCCAGTTATGGATGGCGTCAGTGAATATATGCAAACTCAACCAGAAAAGTATGGGTTTCGTGTTTCTAATGAAGAGCCTATTGATGTTGTAAAAACACTGATTGATAACAAGGTTGATATTGTATTAAATTATCTTCCTGTTGGTTCTCAACTAGCAACTGAATTTTATGCTCAGTGCTGCATTGATGCTAAGGTTGCGTTCCTTAATTGTATTCCTGTTTTCATTGCTTCTGATCCTGTATGGGAAAAGAAGTTTATTGATGCAGGCTTGCCTTTGATTGGCGATGATATGCGTTCGCAGGTTGGTGCATCTATTCTTTCTCAGGTTTTGCAAGAACTTGCATTTGATCGCGGCGCAGTTGTTGATTTTCATCAACAGTTGAATATTGGTGGTAACACTGACTTTAATAATATGATGGTTCAAACTCGTTTGGCTTCAAAGAAGAAGTCGAAAGAAAACGTCATTCGTGCGCAGAATGATCTGCGTGGTATTCCTGTCGATCCTGAAGCATTGTTTGCTGGTCCTTCAACTTTCATTCCTTATCTAAAGGATAATAAGGTTGCTTACCTTAATTTACGTTTGCGTGGATTTGGTGATGCGCCAATTACAATTGACTGTAAGTTGTCAGTTCAGGATTCTGAAAACTCAGCAGGTGTTGTTATCGATGCTATTCGTTATCTGAAGGTTGCTAAAGAAATGGGTATCGTTGGTGCTCTTCGTGGTCCTTCTGCTTGGACTCAGAAAACTCCTCCTCAGCAGATGCAATATTCTGATGCTAAGGCAGAATGCGCTGCGTTTGCAGCTCGTGATAAAGATCAGCTCAAGGCAGTAAACTATTACAATGATTAACACTTATGATATTGATGGTGTTATAAATCTTGGCGAGTATGATGGTATCTATCCTGGAAAAGATGATATCATCATTACTGGCAGAAGTTTTGAGGAAACACCTGAAACTTATAAAATGCTAAGATCAAAAGGAATACATAATCAGGTTTGGTTCAACCCAATCAAATTTGATGAAAAAACTCGTTTGACTTCTGGTCAACATAAGGGTATAATAATTAAGTGGCTAATTGATCAAGGGTTTCAACACGGTGTTCATTTTGAAGACGATGAGATTCAAATTGAAGAGATCAAAAAGATTGTTCCAGGCGTACGCATTGTCCATGTAGTTTCTAATCTTGTTGAAAAAGAAAATGTGAGGCATTTATGAAAGTGATAGCAATTGGTGGTAATCCAGGTAGTGGTAAATCGACGCTTATGAAGCGATTGATTGAATATTACACACCTGAGAAAAAGTATGATGCGTTTAAGTTAGTTCCTTATCTACAAAATAATAACATTTACATTCTCGGTAAGTATGATGATGGTGAAGTTTTCTCTGGCACTGACCGTATGTCTATGGCAGTTCAACCAGAGGCTATTAAATTTTTAGCTAGTCTTCCTGCTGATTCTATAGTATTATATGAAGGTGATAGGTTGTTCACAGCTTCATTTCTTGAAGATTGTGCAGATAAGTACGAGCTGAAAATTATTCATCTATCAACTTCTGCCGAAGTTCGTGCAGAGCGTTACAAGGAACGTGGTAGCAATCAGAATGTTACATGGCTTCAGGGTCGTGAAAGTAAAATCAATAACATTTTGACGAATATGACTTTGTTATTTTTCGTAGATTCATTTGACAACAATGATCATTTTGAACAAGAAATCGTATTTCAATCTATAATTAATGAGGTAAATAATGAGCAATGATGAAATTTATGAAGGGGTAGGTATTCAACCTTTAAGATTTAATGACTTAGGTTCTTTCGAAGAATTTAAGATGATGGCTGATTCATTAGTAGCTAAGATGCCTGAACAAATTAAGTATAAGTATGCTGAAGATCGTATGATCGCTGATTTCAAAACCTATATAGACAAGACGTATAGTCAGCATTATCAAACTGAAAATAACGTTCAATGTTTTGATGCTTGGATTGCTCTTGATGATGCAACTCCAACTTTTCGTAATACAGCTATTAAGTATTTGTGGCGTTACGGAAAAAAGAATGGAAGCAATAAAGATGACTTGATGAAAGTCTTACATTACACGATAATGTGTTTGTATAACGACCATTATAAGGATGATAAGTAATGGAAATTAAAATTGACGTTGAAAAGCTAAAAGCACGTGGGCTATTTGTAGCCACGCCAATGTACGGTGGAATGTGCGCAGGTATGTTTGCTAAGTCAACTGCTGACTTATCTGCTATTTGTACACAGTATGGTATTCCGATTCAGTTCTACTATCTGTTTAACGAATCATTGATCACTCGTGCACGTAACTATTGTTGTGACGAGTTTATGCGTTCTAATATGCAGCATATGTTGTTTATTGACGCTGATATTGGTTTCAATCCTCAAGATGTTATTGCCATGATGGCGCTTCAGGCAAATGAGCCAGAAAAGTATAACATCATCGGCGGTCCTTACCCTAAGAAGTGCATCAGCTGGGAAAAGATTAAGCTTGCTGTTGATAAGGGTATGGCTGATGAAGATCCTAATGCGCTTGAAAAGTTTGTCGGTGACTACGTTTTTAATCCGAAGGGTAACCAGCAGTCTATTCAAATTAGTGAGCCTTGTGAAGTTCTAGAAATTGGAACTGGTTTCATGATGATTGAAAAGCAAGCTATGCAGAAGTTTGCTGATACATATCCACAATACCTCTATAAGCCTGACCACGTACGCACAGAACACTTTGATGGCTCACGTGAGATTATGATGTACTTTCAGGCAGAAGTTGATCCTGTTTCGAAACGCTATCTATCAGAAGACTATTGGTTTTGTCAAAAGGCGCAGGCAGCTGAAATTAGCACTTGGTTCTGCCCTTGGATGAAGCTACAGCATGTTGGTAGTTATATCTTTGGTGGTTCACTTGCTGATCTTGCTTCGGTCGGTGCAGCTGCTACTGCAGATCCAAGTGCACTTGGTGGTAAAAAGAAAAATTGAAAACCTAACATAGGAGTATATTATGAAGCTTGAAGCAAAAACTATCGAAGTCCTTTCCAACTTTTGTTCAATCAGCCCATCAATCCTTATCAAGGAAGGTGATGTGTTGACAACTGTTTCACCTGGTAAGACAATTCTTGCCAAGGCGAAGGTTCCTAACACTTTCCCAAAAAAGTTTGCTATCTATCAGTTGTCTCAGTTTTTGGGTGCAGTATCAGCTGTAAAAGATAATAACCTTTCGTTTGGCGATAAGTCAGTTATTATTAATAACACTGAGGGTTCAGAAGCTGAAATCTTTTATTGTCCAGAAGAAAATGTAAAAACTCCACCTGAAAAGGGAATTAATCTTCCTTCTGTTGATGTTTTTTTCAAACTTATTGATAAGTCTTTGAAGGAAGTTATCAGAGGTAGTGGTATGTTTCAGGTATCCGAAATTGCTTTTGTCGGTGATGGAGAAAACATTTACATTCAAGCTCTTGACGTTAAAAATCCAACAAGTAATATTTACAGAGTCAAGCTTGGTACAACGGATAAGACATTCCGTATTGTCTTCAAGGTTGAAAACTTGATTAAGTTGATGTCTACTGACTATGAAGTTAGCGTATCATCAAAGGGTATTTCACACTTTAAGAGTGATGCTGTAGAATATTGGGTTGCTGTTGAAACTACGTCAACTTATACTGGTTGACTTTTGAATGAGGGGGAGGTATAATACTTCCCCCTACTTTTTGTTATGGAGAATGTGATGTATATCAATGCAAAGAAGAAATTGCTGATATCTGAAATTGTAAAAATTGGTTTGGATATTCCTTTTCAATCGGTAAAAGCTAAAGTTTTAATTAGCCTTAATGAAAAAGGTTCTTTAGAACAAAGATTAAGTATGACATTTTCACCTAATATAATTCCAATTTCTTCAAAAGGATTATATACTATATACGCATCTAAAGATGGAATTGATGAATGTTTATACGTTGGTGAATCTGACTATTGTGTAAGTCAAAGAATCAGAAGATTTTTTAGAGGACTTACTAGTTGTAATCGCCCAGATGAGGATCATCCTGCCGCAAGTAAAGCTAAAAGAGATGGTTATTCTCTAGATACTCACACTTTTAAAGTGAAATGGATTCCATGGTCAATAATAGTTGAATCTGCTAAAAAATTAAACATTGATGAAACAGATGAGGATATTATGTGCGAATTAGATAGTGACATATCTTATTTTGTTAAGTCAAAATATAATTATACAACATATATGATGTATGGTTATAATTGTGCAACTTTAAAAGATTTTTTGGGAGGTTAATATGTTAGAAGAATTTCTCTGGGTCGAAAAGTATCGCCCGAAAACAGTTGATGAAACTATCCTACCCGCCGAACTCAAGGCAATTTTTCAACAGTTCGTTGATCAGAAGAATATCCCTAATCTTATCTTATCAGGCACGGCTGGAGTTGGTAAAACAACAATTGCTCGTGCTATGCTTGAACAACTCGAATGTGACTACATCGTAATTAACGGGTCTATGAATGGAAATATCGATACACTACGAACTGAAATCCTTAACTTCGCATCCACAGTTTCTCTCCAGGGTGGACGTAAATATGTCATTCTTGACGAGGCAGATTACCTTAACGCAAACTCTACCCAACCCGCACTTAGAAATTTTATGGAAGAGTTCTCCAGAAATTGCGGTTTCATTCTTACCTGCAACTTTAAAAACAGAATCATTGAACCGCTACATTCTCGGTGCTCTGTCATAGACTTTAAAATTAGCAAGAAGGATATGGGCAAGCTCGCTATGCAGTTCATGAAGCGAGTTGAAAATATTCTTGTTGCTGAAAACGTTGAGTATGATAAGAAGGTTATTGCTGAAGTCATCACAAAGCATTTTCCTGATTGGCGTCGGGTTCTTAACGAGCTTCAGCGCTATTCAGCCACAGGCAAAATTGATGTAGGTATTCTTGCTAATATGGCTGAAACTTCCATCAAGGATTTGCTTGCTTTGATGAAGGACAAAAACTTCACTGAGGTTCGCAAGTGGGTTAAGAACAACGTTGATTCGGATGTCAATATGTTGTACTCAACATTCTATGATACAGCCTACGATTATTTTGAGCCACAGTATATTCCTGCGTTGGTTATTCTTATCGGCAGGTATCAGTATCAGAATGCTTTTGCTGCTAACAGTGAAATCAACTTTGCTGCGTTTTGTGCTGAAATTATGATTGAACTCGGTGGGTTCAAGTAATGGCAGAAAAGTATAACTGGGATTGGGAAAATAACATAAACTCAGGCAAAGAACTCATTGATATTGATTCGCCGCAGGAGCACAAATATAATGCTTGGAGAACTAACAGTTCTCTGAGCAACTTTAGAGATGCTATCTTTCAAGCTAATGGGATGAATATCAACCATCATCTTTCTAGCAAGATGCAGTATCATTATCTTTTTTATTCTATCCGTAAACAAAAACGTTATGGTAAAAAGAAAACTGATGAGGATAAGCGTATTGAGAAGGAAATTAAAGCAGAGCAAGAGCTAATCAACCTAGTTCAAGATTATTATAAATATAATATTACGAGAGCCAAAGAAGCTCTTAAAATTTTGTCTAAAAAACAAATGGATATTATTAGAAAAAATCAAGAAAAAGGTGGATAGTTATGATTGTAGATTCCTTAATTGAGGTGAAGATAGCTGAAGAAGAAGATTTCCTAAAGATTAAGGAAACACTCACAAGAATCGGGGTAGCATCCCGCAAAGATCAAAAGCTTTATCAATCCTGTCATATTTTGCATAAGCAGGGTAAGTACTATATCGTTCACTTCAAAGAGTTATTTGCATTGGACGGTAAGCCATCTGACTTCACATCTGAGGATAAAGGTCGTCGTAATACGATCATTCAGCTGCTTGAAGAATGGGGATTGATTAAGGTTGTTGAATCAGCTACAATTGCTGATCCAAAAGCACCTATGTCTCAGGTAAAAATTATTCCTCATAAGGATAAAGCAAACTGGACGCTTGAAGCTAAATATAACATTGGACGAAAGAAGAAGTAATGTTCAAAATTTTTGCTATGAAAACGAAGCCGAAGACAACGGCAGATGAAAAAATTGAACAAGTTATCAACATACTGTTTCCGCCACTAGAGCTTCAAACTGATAAAAACGGAGACAAATTTCATATCGATTACTCAATCGATACGAATCTAGAAGCTGCTCTGATGGACCTCGAAGATGGTCATAACGATGCTGCAAGCCAAAAAACTATCAGAAATTGTACTGATAGGATTATTAAAGTAAGACAACTTTTGGAAGCATATCGCGAAATTGACGATGAGGTAAAATACTTCATCGCTGACGATCTTGAGGAGAACGACATTGAAAAAATACAGGCTTCAGGCGGACAATATTGACATATTCATATCATCTCTTGAAGAAATGATTGATGCTCGCGATGATATGTGGCAAGAGGAAAAATACCACAATCATAAACAGATGATAGAAATCGAAGAGAAACGATATCATCCAGCAAAAAAAGCCATGCGTAAGGCACTCCATGCCTTCATTATAGAAGTGATCGAAGAAGAGACTTGATCTTAACATATGAAAAAAAGTTATTGTCAAGCTTCGTTTTTTTCTTTACAACGGTCACGAATTGAGGTACAATATTGATAGTTGAAACAGGAGCTAAAAAAATGAACCTTACAGACCTTTTTGCCGAGTTTAAGTCCCTTCCCTCCGCTGAAGCTAAGGTTGAGTACCTTCGTTCTCTTTCTACGCTTAATCTACCTTATGATATCAACTACGAAGCTCTAATTTCTGCCTGGGGAAAGCAAGCTCAAGCTGAGTTAACTAAAACTGAACAATAAAAAAAATAAAAAAAGTTATTGTCAAGCTTCGTTTTGTACTTTACATTTCCCAAAAAGTGCGGTACAATATATGTATGGTTGGTTGAGGCTGACGCCTCGTTTACTGGAGCTTAGCAATGGAATACAACGGTACAGTTTATGTGATGGTTCGCCAGTTCAACGGCGAATATTATATGGTGCCGAAGCAGCATGCTTCTAAGTTTAACAAGCGTACCAAGCTTGTTTTGGAAACTCAATTGCTCAGTTCAAGCCCTGAGGATCAGGTTGAGAAGGCTAGGCTTGTGAGTAAGATCATCCGGATCAATCGTTCGATCCCTAAGTCAGTTGTAGCGTTTCCCGTTGAGCAATTCAACCGTATGGTGTGTAAGCACCAGATACCGCAGCTTGGTTACGCTGCCTAATCTAAGGAGACTAGCATGTTCGTAGCGATTCTCACGAATTTCGGTAACACCATTTATAGTGGCAACGATCTGTCTGCTGCTATTGCTAAGGTCGAGGCTGCTGGTTTCGAAGCCACAGTCCAGTTGTTCAAGCCGAATGCCCAATGTGGATTGATGAGCTTCAGCCCGATCGGCGGATGGAGAACGGTAGTCGCCTAAAAATAGTGCTTGACTTCCTCGTTGAGTTGTAGTAGAATATATCTATGGTTGATAAGGAGCCTCTGATGTCTACGTTTGATACCCTGATTGTGTTTGGTCCGCTTATCGTGCTGGCGCTTGGTATGGCGCTTGGTTTGATCGTTCACACTATCCGTGAGGTGCGCTAATGTCTGGTATTGATCTTCTCGTCTCTGACCGTAATGGTGTCTACATTCCCCAGATATTCGCTGGGTTTGATTTCACAAACTGGACTGGTATTGATCCAGAAGATATCGAAGTCCTTCTTCGTGGTCCTGATCATGAGGATTCCCAAAACTACTGGGATGTTTGGGATGCAGTTACTCGTGATGGATACCATACAGATATCCAAGGTAACATCTGGAGGCTCTGGCAGGATGGTGATCTTTGGATCTACTGCGAGGCTTTGATGACAGACGAGGAGTACTACAACTTCTTTGGTGATCATCCTGATCATCCGTCGCTTCATTCCGATATTGACTGCGACAGCCGTTTAGAAACTGACAACTGGTACGACACTTCTGCGGAGCTTTGCTAATGACCAATATGACCGATATCACTAATGCTCGTGTTTACCTAGAAGAACCGACGACTGTTTTGACAGACGGTACAGTTATGTCTGAAACAACTCTCGACGGTATTATCTACTTTTACTTCCGCGAGCATCACAAGTTTGATATGCAGAAGGCATCTAATTACACGACAGCTTATATCCGTAAGCTGGGTCAGATGTTCGACGCCAAGGAATATGCTTGATGACTATGCATCTTTTGCCTGCGTTCGTTTCGACGACGAGCACTCGTAAGCGTAAGTCAAAGCTTACGGGCAAGGCAAAGCTTCAGCTTGCTGCGCATCAGCAGTGGGTTGAAAAAATGACAAAAGGTATGGCGTCAGACAAAAAAGTCCTTGACAAAGCCTGGCGCAAAGAGTATACTTCTTCTATGGCCGTTGACCGTTCAGCATTTCAGAAGTCTGGTATGGCTCCTGGTGTTATGGCGAAGCCCGAAGAAAAAGTGTACAGCGGTGAGCGTAAACTACTAGGCATTGCTACAATGCACAAATCCAATATGGTTCCTGTGTTCGCTAAGCAAGATGCAGAAGATATCGCGCGTATGCGGAGGGGTTGATGAGTGATGTTCAAATTCAAGCGCAGGATACGACTGGTAACTGGCGTACGTATCTGATTGTGAAGAATCAGTCACAACGAATTTTGAGCGAGATGCGTTCTTTGCAATCTCGCTATCCGAACTACCGCATTCGTGCGATAGACAATGATGGTCGCGTTGTCGACATCTTGTAAAATAGTGGTTGACTTTTATCGTAAAAGTCAGTATGATATGTTTACGGTTGAAATTGCC